AGCCACCGGGGGCGTCTGAGGGGCTCAGGGACCAGTTCTTAGCCCCTCCCCCCAGAAGGTCTCCCTCGGCCTTCAGATCGGCTACAGCGGCCTCTAACTGGTCAACCTGATACTGGAGGGCAGCCTCGTCCGAAGATGAGTCCCACAGGAAGCCGAAGGCCCCTGTGATAGCAGCCGGTAAGCCCAGAACATAGGCGATGTTGTCCTTGGCCTTCTCAAGCAAGGACTGTGTTGACTTTAACTGTTTGCCTACTGATGCCGTGGGTGAGGAGCCGGGGAGGTCTTGGAGGACCTCGTCAATCTTTTGTTTAGCGCTTTGTAGGGATTCTTGGTGGCCCATCGGGCACCCCCTTCAAATGCTATGTAGGACTCTATTCTACCATCAGTTCTGGTCGGTCGGCATCCCCGGCGCACATGGAGTAGGGACCGTCAGCATCGACGTAGTGGACGAACAGTTGAACGTGGAACGCATCAGGTGGGCCGGTCATAGGCTCCCGCCAATGCTCCACCTCGCATCCCCGGTAGACGGCCATCTCGCCGGGTCGCTGGGTGATCTTCTCCCCTTCGATGAGCAGCGGCCACGACTCGTCTTGATTGGTGGCGACCAGCAGACTGGCTGACACCTCGCAAGCCGGTCGATCCCGGTGCTTCTCCAAGATCGCACCCGGTCGGTAGACCCGGAAGTAGGTGTAGGTCGGCAGCAGGGTCAGGCCGGTGATCTCCTCCATGCGGGGCCAGAGGCGGGCGTGGAGGAACTGCATCACCGGGTCTTTGTAGGCGGCGTGCATCCCCGGCGACTGGTCGTCAGGGCGTTCCGGCGTGATCGACTCGGTCCACAGGGCGTAGCGGGTCACGAAGTCCAGATCAGCGGCGTCGATGTTTGACTTGGCTTCCTCGTAGCCGGTGCCAGTGCCGAGCCGCCATTTGGCCCAGCCGCTCATGGGGTTGGCTCTGGCAGGAAGCCGTAGAAGATGTTAAAGACGTACCGGTCCACGGTGGCTGGGATCGACCGGTGGGCGTACATCCACGCGGCGGGAAAGATCACGGCGCGCCCTTCGACAGGCTGGACCTTGATGCCCTGCTCGGGGAACTCCAACTCGCCGTTGATGGGGCAGGTGTTGAGGAACATGCTGAACGTCAGGTGCCGGAGGGCCGTAGAACCACCGGGGCCACCATCCGAGTGGACGGCATGGTACGCCTCGCCCGGCTTGTACCGGAGGACGTTGTATCCCTCCGGCATCCCGAACTTTGGGACGTTGCCTGCCTGCTTGCGTTCCTTGCAGTAGTGGTCCAGACATTCCTGAGCGAAGGTGAGGATCGGCTCATGTTCGACGGGTGGACGCTCGCCAGAGAAGGGAAGTTGATCCGAGTCCCGGTTGTAGAGGCTGCTCCCACCCGTAGTCACTGACTGGTTCCACCGGGTTGACCGGTTGGCGTTCAGGATCGACTCCGGGCAACAGGTCGTGTCTGTCATCTGGTATTGGGCTACGAACAGATCCAACCAAGTCGGTGTACCCGTATCAACATCCAACATCCTAATACTCCTATGATGGTACTTATACTGCTATTCTACTACTTCTGCTATCCATGATAGCGTGTCCTCACTCCACTTGTAGGGAGTTTCCGTGTCTCGGGAGAGATCGTAAGGGTACGGCACCGGGGCCTCCCAAGTGTGGTTTACCCAAACCCACGAAGCGTGGATTTCTGGGGGCTTACCCCACGTTTGTAGTCCCTCATCCCAATGGTCCATGCCAGTGTCTTCCACATACAGGACGGGCGCTACCCACTGTCCCGTATCGGAGTCAAGTGTCCACGACGGGAAAGCGGGTTGCAGACCAACGAATGCGTCTAGGTCGGGTCGCCAGATCGTACCTATCGAACCGGTGTTCTTACGAAACCCGGATTCTGCCGTGGCGTAGCCGTCTTCGTCAAGTTTCTGCCCATCGAATACGTCTGGCTCGGTGTAAATGTAGGCATAAGCAACGCCATGAGCAGATTCAAGGACTGCTTGGCCGACAGCCTCGCTGAACGCCCCCTCAGAATCTAGGCAATCCTCGTCTGCCAAAACATACACGGTTCGGACGAGGTGGCCGTCTTCTACCGTTTCGCTTAGATCAACTCCCGAGAAATGTCGCGCCATGATTAGTTCCTTACGCCGGGTAGCGGACGATGACTATACCGGAGCCACCATCGCCACCAGCCGTGTTTGGGTGGCTTGCGCCCGGACCGGCCCCGCCGCCGCCGCCGCCGCCGCCACTATTTGCGGTTCCATGTTTGGCTGGCGCAGGTGAGTTGTAATAACCGCCAGCGCCACCGCCACCGTAACCGCCTAATCCTTGAGCACTGGCACTACCGCCGCCAGCGCCACCGCCGCCAGCGTAGTAGTCACTTCCCCCGCTTCCGGTTGGATTCCACCCCGGCATGTATGTGCCGTTGCCTCCGTAACCTGTATTGTTCCAAATAGAAGACGGGACTCTAGGCGATGTTTGTGACCAACTGCCGTGACCGCCGTACCAACCTTTTTCTCCAGCCCCACCGCCGCCGCCGTTGTATGACGTACCTCCGGGCGTCGGTCCCCAACCGGGGTATCCCTCAACGGGTGAATAAGAATAGATATTGCCCCGAGCGTAAGTCGATGATGGTACGCCAGACGGCGGCGAGGGGAACCCGCCAGCGGAACCACCGGAGGTCAACACGAACATACCGGGGGGCTTAGGTGCGGCGGGAGGGAATACAGAGCCGCCCCCTCTGCCGCCACCGGTTGCTTCATGCGAAGCCCCGGGGATTACACCACCGCCCGGGTTGTAATATGGGGCATCGAAGTATGAGGGTTCTCCCTGCCGAGGCGCAAGGCCCGTCGATCCGATCGAGGGCGGGTACCAGAACGCATCTCCCTCATTCCACGCCTTCATCCCCCATGTGGGGTCATTGGCTAAACTCCGACCAACACCGCCGAGTCCTACCTTCGCTGCGTAAGTCTTTCCTGCCACTATCGGAACAGCAGGGAACAGTCGAAGCCCTCCGGCACCTCCACCGCCACCGCCTTGCGGGTACATGGCACCACCAGCACCACCCCCGGCAACGACCAACACTTCCACATTGGTACCATCCAGCGGCGAAGTAGTGGGAACCGAAAACCCTCCCGACGATTGGAACACATGATAGGTGTACCCATTGCCGGGGGTGAGGCCGTCGATGTTTCCACCGACGGCTTTCGCGTCGCTGCCGCCGCCACCTCCCATAACCCTACTAGACCAATCTGACACCTTGGAACTTGCGAAGTATCTTCCGATCCACGGCATGTCTAGGCCGTGATCCTATTTGCGTAACCATTGATGTTGATGACGTTGGCCGTAGCAGCGAACGCCTTGATGACCAGTCCGTTCTGGAGAAGCAGGCCCGGACAGACCAGCGTCCACCCAGCCTCCGTGGTAATAGTGACCTCGGTCAGCCTCTGGTCATCACTAGTGGCCCCGTATTCGATAGTCAACTTCACGTCAGCCCCGCTGGTGTTACAAGCGTACAACCACACCTCGTCCATGTTGGACGTACCGGATACGGCAGTATGAATAGTGGTGCCTGCCGATGAAGTAGCGGCCACCTTGACGTTCATGCCTGTCGTCCCGCCCGAGAGCAGAACCTTGCTAAATGTAGCCATTACTAACCCCTAACTAAACGATTGAGACGCTAATACCATATTAGCATCTGTGCCTAGGTCGATATTTGCAGTCCCGTCAAATGAGACGCCAGCAATAGTGCGGGCGGTGGCTAGGGCTGTCGACGTAGCAGCCAGCGTGGCATTTGCTGGAGTGATATTGGCAGTACCATCGAAAGATGTTCCACCAATGGTGCGGGCAGTTGCGAGAGCCGTTGCCGTGGCAGCCAGCGTAACTGCAATGTTGGCGGTACCATCGAACGACACGCCACCAATAGTGCGTCCTGTGGCTAGGGCTGTTGCAGTAGCAGCGTTACCCGTGGTGCTACCGGACGACCCGGAAGCGTTCCCGGTCAATGGCCCAGTAAACCCTGTTGCCGTCAGCATCCCTGTACCAGCGTTGTATGTGACCCCGGCATCAGTCTTCGGGGCCAGATCACCGGTAGCCGACTCAAACAGGCCCACGAAACAAGTTGTATCGGTAGTATCAGCAACGGTAATGGCAGTGTGGGTCATCGTCGCCCATTGCAGACCCGTGCTCTGGCCTGAAGCGGCAGTCAGTACCTGACCGTTGGACCCCACCGTAAGTTTGGCTACAGTGTCGGCGGCTGTGGCAGCAATGATGTCGCCCTTGGCATCAACCACTGTATTGCTGATAGCAGTACTAGGCAGTGACGAGTAGCCAAGGGATGTCCATGCGGTTGACCCATCACCGATCTTGTACTTATCGGTATCGGTTTCTATAACCAACTCACCAACGGCAAGGGTTGGGTTGGCCGAGGTCCACGCTGAAGCAGTACCTCGTCTTAGTTGAATCTGTACAGCCATTATTCAGTCTCCAGTTCTTTCCATGAAGTTGTGGCTTCATCCCAAACGTAAACCTTGTCATCGTCTGGCATGGGTGTCGGTGGCTGCCACCGGTAGTCGCCATCCAGAGTCCACGACGGGTACGGCTGCGCTGCGGCGAAACCGGTGCCGTCCCAGACGTGCCCGATGCCTGCGTAGTTCATGTGCAGCGGCGTGCCACCCAACGAATGACTGTTGGCGGTGGTGTTGTAAGAGGTTTGAATCCATGTGCCGCCTAGAGAGCAGTCGTCGGCCAGAAACTCTTGCCCACGATGTTCCTCGTCGTCGCCTACGACCAGCACCCGCAGGACAATGTTGTCGGCGTCTATTTCTGCGAAATGTGCCATCAGAACCTCACCACTCGAAGGGGTAACGGATCACGACGACACCGCTCCCACCGTAATAGCCAGCCACATAGGCGGAACCACCGCCGCCGCCGCCGCCAGTATTTACCGTTCCAGCGGTACCAGCGACAGTGGAGGATGAGACACGTCCGCTGCCATTGCCGCCACCGCCAGTACCACCAGCACCACCGTACATATTGACTTCTGGGGGCGTCGCCACAACGCCGCTGCCGCCTCCGCCTCCACTGTAATAGTCGGTGGTGCCATCGAAGTATGTGTTGGACGATCCAGCACCACCGTTTGCGTAACCACCACCACTGGCAGTAGCGGTACCGGCGCTGCCAGCCGCTGACGCACCACCACCGCCGCCAGACGTTTGATAGTTTTGACCAAAGTACACAAGGTACAGGACGCCGTTCGCGCCTGCGTAACCCTGCCCTGATGTACCAGTACCGGGTTGGGCACCACCTGCTTCGGCACCACCACCAGACCCGCCGGGATAGCCAGCCACGCTGGCGGCACCACCGCCGCCGCCGCCCGAGGAGTAGATTGCTGAAGGAAATACAGCCCCGCCCTGACCGCCGTTGCCACCTCGCTGGTTCCAACCTGATGAGTTGGTAGTGCCTCCTGCCCCGACGGTGATCGTGTACGTCGCTGCGGCAATCGTCTGACCTGTCAATGCACGGAAACCGCCCGCTCCGCCACCGCCACCGCCCGTGAAGGTCCGCCCGCCACCGCCACCGCCACCGGCAATAACTAGAACGTCAACCAGCCCGTCGCCAGCGTTGGAGACAACGAACGTCGATGTGGACGTGTATTTGTGGCTCCGGTACTTGGTACCGCTCTCGGTGTAATCAGTGATGGTGCCACCGGATGCATCAATGGCGCTATCGCCACTAGACGAAACAATCGCCCCCATAAAGGCTTGTGAGATAACCACTACGAATCCAGATTCCCGAGGATATACCACTCGTTCGTTTCATGCTTGATAAGCACACAAGACGAATACTGTGATTTGATCTTGGCCTTGTCGTCATCCGACCGGGTAGTGACGTTCCCCCCTGTGCCACCAGAACCCTCCACAATAGTGACCGCACCGGCCCCCAACCGAACGATCACAATTTGTGTACCAATCGGGAAGGCAACGGCACCGCCACCTGAGTCCGGTGGGATCGTCACGTTCTCAGCACTTCCGCTGTTCATTTCAATGACTTTTCCGGCATCTGCCAAAATCAGGGTGTAACTGATATTCGTCTTGCGTTCAAAGTCCACGGCCTGCCCGACAGCCACGCCAATGGTCCCTGTGCCGCTGACCGTCAAAGCACCGGTCATAGTGCCACCTGCTTTAGGCAAAGCAGCATCAGCCGTAGTGGTTGTAGAAGTCAAGATTGCGTCTCTTACCGCAATATCCACGCCATCAAAGGTGCTATTAGTCGTAATAGCACCGGTCATTGCTCCACCTGCCTTTGGCAAAGCAGCGCCAGCAGTGGTAGTTGTGGATGTTAGTATTGCATCCCTAACTGCTATGTCTACGCCGTCAAAGGTGCTGTTGGTAGTTATGGCCCCAGTCATGGCCCCACCAGCAAGAGGCAGCACGTTACTGGGCAGGGAGGAGTACCCAAGGGAGGTCCACGCCGTAGACCCGTCACCAATCTTGTACTTATCCGTATCAGTTTCGATAGCGAACTCGCCCTGAGCCAACGTGGGGTTGTTGGTCGTCCAGTTGGCGGCGGTGTCTCGCCTTAACTGTATTTGTACAGCCATTACTTACTCCTCGCCGGTCGGTATATAAGCGTCAGGTGCCGTAGGCCAGTCGGGTAGATCCGAAACTCGGGCAGCCTGATCTGGGTAGTCTCGTAGCGCCTGACGGTAAGTAACCCACTCTGCTTTCTTCTCATCCGATAGAGGAGAATCGCTGGAGTTGGTCGTCCAATCGGACACCTTCAAGTCATGGTCACGCTGGGACCGGACATGGTTGAACCCATCGACGGTCTCGTATTCTTCGATGGCTACATCCCGTTCTGCGACTTCCTCGTCGGTGGCTGCACGTTCTGTCGTCACCCCAGTAGAACAGTCAACTTCTGAAATGGTGAATGCTGGCATTATTTTCTCCTAACCCCAAGCGTTGAATAGATCGCCGTCGTCGGCACCTATGAATCCGTACAAATCCCAGCGGGAACCGGCAGACCAGTTGCAGTAACATCCGGTACCAAACTGGATGGAAGTCAGATCCCCAAGGGTGTTCAACGTCATCGCCCCGTAGTTGTGTTTATAGGTAGTGTTACTGCTGGATGTCGCACTGTACGTCAGCCACATCCCCGTAGGGTAGCCGGTGGCCGATGAGTTCGACGGGTCGCCCCAAATGTCAAAGATGATCGGGGTAAAGAAACCGGAGTAACCGGTACCGGGGCCAGCGTTGTAGATGTACGCCTTGCTGGTCCTCCCACTAGCAGGCTGCTTGCCGTGAGAAATGTTGGCTCCATCGGTCCTAGAATATATGCAAACGTGCTGGGTGGTGGCACCGTTGAAGTTAACACGGACGTATTCCATGCCACTGGAGGACTGCTGGATACTCCCAACGATCCTGTAACCCCGGTAATATGGTGAACCACCAAGACCGGTGAACGAAAACTGGTCGGTCGTACCGGTGTACGAAGCGATCTTGACTAGTCCGTCATCACCTGCTGCCATAACTGTCTCCTAAGTCCATCCGTACAGGGTCCAAGTACTGTCGTACCCGTTATCCTGCCCGCCATACCAGTTGTTGCTCCCCGTTCCACAGGTGAACGTGATACTGGTTATGGCTGCCGTGTCGTTCCAATGGAACCCTCCCGACTGACCACCTACATTGTTATTGTCAAATACCCCAGACTGCACTATCGCCGCCCCTAGTTTGGAACTGCTGGAGTAGTCAGGTACCCACATCTCAAAGTAGGTCTTTCTCCCCGTCGTGTCGGTGGATTGGGAGTTTGTGTGCCAACCGATGTACGCATAAGTGACCATGCCGTTGTAAAGGACGCTAGGTTCACCACTTGTGTCCCCGTAAACAACGGAGTACCCGTAAGAGGTGGTATCGCCGTTGAAATGGACCAGCGTGTATTCCTTAGAAGTGTGGTTGTTAGAGATACTCGCAATGACCTGTAGGTGTTGAAAGGTCTGGGGGATACTGGAGAACGTAACCGTGTCTGCTGACCCGGTAGAAGTATGCTTTGCAATAACCTCACAGCCGTCAGACTTGGAACCCATTACTCATCCCTCAGTCCATACAAGGTCAGAACGCTGGGCTGACCGAAGTAGTTGGTGTTAACGATCTGCATACTGGTGACAGCGGATTCCAAGTTGTATGTGCCGTTATACAACGATTGTGAATAGTAACTGTTGGGGTCGATGGGGTATGAGATGCGAGACCGAACCGTCGTAACGCAGGAAGAGTCTGCGTAGTCCAAAAACCACCACTGGCTGTGCATGGCAACACTTGCCGGAATGCTGGCAAACCCGTCCCAACCACCGAACCCCCCGTAGAAGTAAGATTGGTTCCCATTCGTACCATAGAAGTTCTGAGCAGTGTTATTAACGTAGTCACCCCGTCCCCAGTAATTGCTGTTAGTGGTCGTCCCGTTCAAGGTCAACTTTACAACCCCGCTGGAGGAGCCCCTTCGCAAACCCATCTGCAATACCAGATGTCTGTAGTCCCCCGGAATGTTGTTGAACTGGAAACTCGTCGGAGTGCCGTCACCGGTACTGCTGCTAGTCTGGACGTAGCCGATGGGGTCCCAAACGTAATCATCGCTTCCACCGGCTGCCCCAAATAAGGCCGTCTTGAATGCACCGAGAGGCATTACGCCATCGCCAACCCGGCGGCAAAGCCGTACCAGATGGTGCCGCCGTCAATGGTCAGGAACGTCAGAACATCAATGCCCGAAGAAGTAAGCGTAGGTGCAGTTGCAGCAGCCCAATCAACGGAGGTGGGCCAAGTCAATGTGGCGCTTCCCCCATTGGTCACGATCAGAGTGAACGACCCGGCACTACCCGACGCTGGGGGGTTGGTGAAGGTCAACGTCTGGTTACCGGACAGCGTGTAGGTCTGCACGTTCCCCAGAGAGAGGTCCACGGCATGTGCTGCCATAGCCACCTTGGTTTCGGCGTAGTCCTTTATCACCGGGCGTGAAATGACCTGATCTACTGCTGCGAGTTCGCCACCCATCGTCAACCCGGTCAGAGTCCCAATCGAAGTGATGGCTGCCTGTGCGGCA